AAACTGTTAAAGGCCAAAATTTCGGATATATGACAGCTATTTTTTACGGTGCGTCTGGTTCACAATCTGGTTTTAATGTCTGCCCCCAAGCTAGTAAAGGCTGTTTAAAATCTTGTTTATATACTGCAGGCCATGGCGCATTTAATAATGTGCAGCAAGGACGAATTAATAAAACAAGGTGGTATATTCAAGAGAGAGAAACTTTTTTAAATCAACTTAGAAAAGAAATAAAAGCTTTTTTAATCAGAGCTCAAAAGAAAAACTTAATACCATGTATAAGATTGAACGGAACTTCAGATATATCCTGGGAAAATACCGGGATTATGGAAGAGTTTTCAAGCGTTCAGTTTTATGATTATACCAAGGTTTACAAAAGAATTTTAAAATATGTTAATGGCCAAATGCCGTCAAATTATCATCTAACATACAGCCTAACAGAGGATAATAAAGACGAAGCTATGAACGTTTTAAAACTTGGTGGCAATATTGCTGCCGTTTTTAGATCTAATCTACCTAAAACTTTTAAAGGATTTAAAGTTATAAATGCGGATGAGAGTGATTTGAGATTTTTAGACGGGAACAACGTTATTGCCGGATTAAAAGCAAAAGGAAAAGCAAAAACGGATTATTCTGGATTTGTTTTGGAAAGTGAGGAAAAATGAAAGAATATACATCAAATATTGTGATTACATTTTCAATTAATAATTTAGAAGCAAATAGCAAATACGATTATATTGAAAAGTTAAAAGAACAATTTAACGAATTACATGGTTTAAAATTAAAAGACCATGAAATTAAAGATATAGAAGAAAGTGAGGAAAAATGAAAAAAGAAAAATATTTAAACTTAAATGATGTTATAAAAATATCTATTGTTTTAAATAAAGAAAAATTAACTGTTAGGGATTTATTAGAGGTTATGCACATAAAAACAAAAAGAGCTATACCTTGTAATATGAATGATGAGGATTTAAACCCCTGGTGGTCATCAAGTAAAGGCGTTAATATTCCAATATTGGATATGGATTTAAACCATATGATAAATGCATTTTCAAAATCTTTGAATTGGCGTGAAGTACACAAAGAGCAAAACAAATTAAGCACAAAAGAAGTTATAGCAAGCGTCAAAAGTTTTGTTGAGCACTTAGAGAGCGTCAATGATAGATAAAAAAATAATAGATAAATTCCGGGCTGCTAATGTGGCCCGGTATACCCTGGAAATTTTTGAAAATAACAGCAGCATTGAATCTATAACTTATAGGGTACAAGCCACAAGCAACAAGCCACAAGCAACAAGCGATACTCACCCGGATTTACTACCCAATCATGGACCTGAGTATTATGCACCAAGGCGCAGGCGTAAAAGAGTGTTGTAATTATAAGTAAATTTACTTATATTTACTTCCCATGGGATTACCAAAAATACTAACAGAACAACAGAAAAAATTTGCTGAGTTATTGGTATTTAATGAAGGTCGTATGTCACCTACAGAATGTGCATTAGAGGCCGGATATGCAGAGGGCTCATGCCATGTAAGAGCTTCAGAACTAAGAAACCCAAATAAATTTCCTTTAGTCGTCAAGCATATAAATAATCTTAGAGCTGAAATGCAAAAGAAATATGAGATCACTTACGAAAAACACATAACAGAATTAGCAAGGATTAGGCAAGAAGCAATTGAAGCTAAGTCTTGGTCTGCTGCTGTTAATGCAGAGGTCGCAAGGGGTAAAGCTGCAGGATTATATATAGAACAAAAAATCATCAAGCATGGTAAACTAGAAGATTTATCAGAAAAAGAATTAGAAGAAAGAATGAAATCTATTATAGAAGAAAATAAAGTTCTTCTTCAAGAGGAGGATTTTGAAGAAATGAAAGATAAAGTTAAGAAACCTAGGGTTTTAAAAATAGTTAAACCTATAAAAGAAGATAACGATTAAGTTAATTTTAAGTGTTCTATTCTTAACACCACACCTAAAGGAATTACTTGAGATCTACCAAACAAATCATCTTGATCGAAATCATCTTTATCAGCAGATATTGTAATAGTCTTTTCATCTTTTTTAATTAGATACCCTAAAGAAGATATTTGACAAGGCTCACTACCTAATAACTCTTCCCTACTTTGCCAAGTAGATAGACTACATTCATTAGTATCTAACCAAACTACTCTAACTATATCCATATTTTCACTATAAGGAATATTAGACCCCCTTCAAGTTTAAATATAAAAATAAAAAATTAGATTGCCATACGGCTAATGAGTTTGATATTTACCAGTGCTTACCACTACTCTGGTAAGTGTTTTTGACTGTTTTAACCTTATTTATCAACCATTCTAGCCATTTACCACCATTACCAGACCCTACCCTAGTAAAAATATTTTTTTACACATAGGGGGCCTAATATTCCTTATAGGTAATGCTCTAATAAACCTGCCTCTACACAGCTAAAGTTCATTTTCAAATTCTCTACGTCAGAGAACTCCTCTCGAAGGACTTGAAAGTATTGATTACAATCTTCATAGCTATCGTGAATAATTGATGATGACATGCGAACACATTTCTGATCAAGACCCGGACCAATGCAAACCCAACCTACTAAAAAAAATTTTAACAATTAATTTCTAGGAGGATATAAAATGGCTTTATCTATCATACCACCACCTGCTTTTTTTATACTACTAATGGCATTAGTGTAGATAGCCTTAACTTCTTGATCAGTCATAGCCATTAATGCTTTAAGATCTTGTTCAGATAAACCTTGAGCTAATAGATTAATCTCTTTAATCATATCAGTTTTACTTAATTCCATGGTATTTATCTAGTCTCCTTAAAAACTCGTGTTTATAATATCTTAATTTTTCACCTTCTACAATGAATTCTTGGTAGTAGCTATCAACACTACACATCATAATAACACCTTTGTTAATTTGAGTGCCATAAACATAGTCATGAGCCATGGCGTAAGCTGCTAACTGTAGAAAATAATCCTCGATCCACTCTTCTCGTTTCGGTTTGTTTGTTTGTTTAAAATCCATAATAGCGTCTTGACCCTCGTGTATTCCTACAAGGTCAGCGGATCCGGCATAAAGACCAGGGTAATGCATGACAGCCTCAATACCGTAAACAGAATCTACCTTCGATAAACCTTTACTAATAATAATATTAGCCATAACTCCTGCTCGCTGTCCAATAGAAGTCATGTCTACATGTTTATTACCTTTGATATATTCTTCGATGATGTGGTGCATTACACTACCTCTAGTGGAAGCAGAGTTTTTAATTCTTTCTGCTTCTTGTTCCCCTACTCTTTTCTTCCATTCTTTTAAAAAAGTTTTATCTTTCGTCTCACCTAGTATGGTTGTAACACTTGGAAGTTTTTCTTCACCCACGGCATAGTGTCTGTGACCAGAGATTGCTTCTCGAATAGTTTTGGGATAAATAAATTTTTCATTAATCGCAATCGACATATTTTAATTTAACTCCCATTTCTTTTTGTTTTTTATTTAAATTTCTATAGATCTTAGTTCCTTTTCTTCCTGTGGCTCTAATAGAAAAACATTTAGAATCTATCAATGTACAATTACCGTCATCATCAACAACAATTAAATCAAAAGGAGAGTGAGGATCAACTGCCAAAGCAACCCAATATCCTTTTTTCATGTAGTCAATAGCCACGGTCAACTCTCCTATAGATCCCTTTGCAGATTTTTTAACCACGACTTTTTTCTCTTTGTCTAACAGACCAGGCAATATATTCCCTCAACTCTTTTTTTGCAGCTGGAGTATATCGTAATGTAGTTAAATTTTCTATCTTCTTCTCTACTTTAATAAGTCTTTGAACGACATTTAAAAACAAAGTATCTTTTTCTTTTTGATTTAACTTACTCCAATTATTTAATATCTTTTCTTCTTCTGCAGTTAGTTTTTCTTTTTTAAGTTGTGGCATTCTATTCTCCCATACTCGGTCCGTGAGGAATTTTTTCCCACCACTTATCTTCTTCTAGTTTCTTTTCGATAAGAGGTATCTTTGTCCAATTATATCTTTCTTTTAATATCTTAATAATGTGATCGTATTTATATTTCATTCGTTACTCTCTTTCTGATTGGATGATTGATTGTCCGATGTAGTAGGGGATGTGAGGGATGAGGCTGTTTCCGAGGGACTTAAGTCGGTCCACCCTGTGGGGTATCCCATGAGCCACTCGACCCACGTTGGGTTCAACGTCCCACCACCCTTCTTCTCTTTCACTGCCATGGTCAAACCAACTTGTTTTCCCATTGCTATCCGTCTTTGTATTGCTGGGTCCGATAGGTTTCCCCGGTCCCTGTTGTCTGATGCGTTCGGAGTTGGCCACATCTTCACTGCTCCTGCTAACTTTCCCTTCTTGGCTATCTTCTCGTAGTTCGTATTCTCTCCTGTGTCTTTCCAATCTCTCGCTGCTGGAGTTGGCCATGATCTTCTCGTCACTGTGTTCATGAGAGTTTCTCCCCTTGTCACGTTCGTACTCGGAGGATAAGCTCCGATTTGATCCTTCCAATCTCTTGATGTTGGAGTTGGCCATGTCTGAATTGCCATTGTCAAAGGTGTTCCTCCCTGTGCGTACTTCTTCGTTCGATTGTTTGCTGAGTCTGTCGTTGGAGTTGGCCACAATCCAGACTCTTTCTCTTTTGTGGTTGGCACCGATGCTAGAAGCTGAAATACTAAACGTCCTTGCGGAGTAACCTTCACTCTCCAAGTCCGAGAGTACGGTGTCAAGACCGAGTTTAATGTGTCCACCAACGTTTTCTCCAATGACCCAAGTCGGTCGACACTCTTGGACAAGTCTAAAATACTCTGGCCAGAGATGTCTCGGATCTTGCTCACCTTTTTTGTTACCTGCAACGGAGAAAGGTTGGCAAGGGTATCCTCCTGTGATGATGTCGATGTTATTAATTCCATTTGCTTTGAGTTTTTCATATGTAAGCTCCTTTATATCTCCATAAATGGGAACATTCTCCCAATGTTTTCTTAATACTTTTTGACAAAAGGGATCGTAGTCACAGAAAGCAACAGTTTCAAATTCTCCTGTTGCTTCTAATCCTAGACTAAACCCACCAATACCACTAAATAAATCTAAGTGTTGATACATTAGTTCATGGTCCTATCGTCAATGTCTTCCTCTTCATAACCATGATCTTTTAGAAGTTTGAGTAAACGCTTAATCTCTCCAAGACTAGCCATGAGAAGTTCTTCCACTTTATCTCTTGGCATTTTACTTGTTATCTCTTTAAGTTTTTTTAGGTCTAATAGTTTTTCCATTGTTCTTCTTTCTTTGTAATACTGTTATTTCTTTTCCTTCTAAAAGTTCTTTTGTAGCTTTACAAAAGTCTTTATTTTTAATTTTTAGTTTTGTTTCACCGGGTAATTCTATTTGGTATTGTTCTTCTTGTTTTCTAAACTCTTTAGATTCTACCCAATCAGTAACATAACTTCTAAATGCGTGTGGTTTCTTTTTCATCATTTTTCCTTTCTTCAAATTTTTCTAAACTTATCTCACCTTGGCTGTCACAAACATCACATTGAAAGAAATTATCCCAAGAATCAATAAGAACAAATCCATTACCCATACAGGCAGGACATATTTTTTTATTATTTTGTTGAGAGTTTTCCATTAAGTTTTTTTGCTTTCTCATTGGCTAATAATTCTATTGTTTTAGAAATACTAAGTCTTGTATTATCTAACAAAGCACTACTAATTTTATTCAACTTATTGTGAGTATCTATGTGAACTGATACTGATTTGTATTTATTTGTGTTCGGCATTT